GTTTAATGGAACGCATATGACAGACTAATGGTACATCACATATCAAAAAAACGTGCCATCAACACTGATGTGTGGACTTTGGCAAAACAGCGTGTGTCAACAGCGTTTGATCTGTTTGACACAGTAGCAGTCAGTTTTAGCGGAGGGAAAGATAGTACGGCGTGTCTCAATCTGGTGTTAGACGAGGCAAAAGAACGAAACGTAAAAAAAGTGCGCGTGTTTTTCTTTGATGAGGAAGCAATACCGTATCAGACGGAAGAATACGCAAGGCGAGTGTCACAACAAGCAGCAGTCGATTTTCAGTGGTTATGTATTCCCGTTCGGCATAGAAATGGTTGCAGTCGCGATGAACCGTGGTGGTTCCCGTGGGACCCAGACAAGCGAGACAAGTGGGTTCGCTCATTGCCTGTCGAAGCTATAACGAAATTGAATGGTTTTCCGTTGCGACCAGCGGATAGGCTGACGATACCAGAGACTATAGGGCTGTTATTCGATCCAGAAAAAGACGGAAGCGTCGGCATGGTTATGGGTATTCGTGCGGACGAAAGCCTAACTAGAACTAGAGCTATTCTTTCTGGTAGAAACAGAGAGAATGTCCATATTATTCCCTGGACAGACGGTAAAGCAAAAAACAAAAATATTTTCAAAGTCTATCCGGTGTATGATTGGGCAACGTCAGACATTTGGACTGCGCCTAAAAAATATGGGTGGGACTACAATACGGGATATGATGTTATGACAGCATCGGGGATTCCTTACTCAAGACAACGATGCGCGCCTCCTTATGGTGAGGAGCCAATGCTAGGGCTATATCAATTCGCAGAATGTTTTCCTGAAATATGGGGCAAAATGCAATCAAGAGTAAAGGGGGCTGACACTGCTGCCCGATATGCCAGGTCTGTTTTATATTCTTTTAATAGTAAACCAAAAAAGCCGGACGGTATGGAGTGGGAGGAGTTTATAAAACAATGGGTGTTAAAACATCCGCAGCCTTATGCGGGTATAATAGCAAAGCGCATAAAAACAGAAATACAGAGTCATTATAAAAAGACTAATGATCCTATCATGCAGTCAGCGCATCCATTGACGGGGGTGAGTTGGGAATTCTTGTTGCTCATAGCAGTTAGGGGCGATCTAAAAGGTAGGAAGCAAGCGGCTCCAGCGTTAGGCGTATCAAAGAAAGCGTTTGTAAAAGCGCAACAAAAATACGATGAGGAAAGAGCGGCGCATGATTAATCCGATTGATGGCGTTGAGTGGATAGCTCGTGATTTATTAAAGCCTAATCATTACAACCCAAACGTAGTCGCACCTTTAGAGCTAGAGCTATTGAAGCAAAGTATTAAACAATGCGGTTGGACACAGCCGATTGTTATCAGGGAAAATTTTGAGATTGTAGATGGATTTCATAGATGGATCGTTTCAGGAGATGCGGAAATAGGGATACCGACAGAATATAAAGTGCCATGTGTAAGGTTGCCGAAAGGGGTGTCAGATGCAGAACAAATGGCCGCTACTATTACCCATAATAGAGCGCGAGGGACGCATCATGTTTTAAAAATGGCGGATATAGTCCGAATGTTGCGAGATAAACATAAAGTATCGGAAAAGTGGGTAAGCGATAACTTAGGGATGGAGAATGAAGAAATTGAGCGTTTATATGATAATTCTGGGTCGCCGGATATTATCGGTCAAAAAGAGTTTAATAAGGGCTGGGGTCTGGATGAGGGGCGTTTTGATACCTAAGTGTAAACGCTGTTGCAAGCGATGGATGGATCAGCAGATGTTGTGGAGAATGTAATGCACAAGCCGGATGACACCACGAAAGAGCAAGTGCAGATGCTTGCGACGATTGGAACGCCTCAAGAAATCATAGCGCGGGTGATTGGAATTGATCGTGGTACTTTGGCGAAGCACTACAAAGATGAGTTGGAGTTAAGTCGAAGCAAGGCGGATGCCAAGATTGCTTTGTCGTTATACCAAAATGCTATCAATGGAAACGTCGCAGCGCAGATATTCTGGTGCAAGACACGACTAGGTTGGAAAGAAACCAATGTCGTTGAGCATAAGGAGTTCGCTGTATTAATCGAAGGGCCAGACTTATCGGATGAAGAATGGTTGACCGAATCTCTTGGGGGCCACAGCCGGGACCGCAAGCCGCATTAGTACGTTGTCCTGTTGAGGAAATATTCTACGGTGGAGCCCGAGGTGGAGGAAAAACCGATGGGATGCTTGGGAAGTTTGGCCTGAAGGCGGCGAGACGTGGAAAGTATGTTCGGGGCATTTTCTTTCGCCGTGAATACCCGCAACTAGACGCAGCAATAGACAGAAGCAGAGAAATATATAATCCGCTAGGCGCAGAGTGGAGCGAAATGCGTAAGCTGTGGACGTTCCCCAACGGGGCGACGTTGAGGTTCCGTTCCTTGGAGCGTGATGCAGATGCGGAAAAATACCAGGGACACAGCTATACAGATGTATTTTTTGAGGAACTAGGAAATTACCCAAACCCGATTCCAGTGATGAAGTTAAAGGCTACACTGAGGTCGGCAGAAGGTGTGCCGTGTCAGTTTCACGCTACCGGCAATCCAGGTGGGCCGGGACATAACTGGGTCAAAATGCGCTATGTAGACCCTGCCCCGTTAGGTTGGGAGATTATCGAAGAACACAATATGCGGCGTATATTCATTCCCGCAAAGGTAGATGATAACCAACTTTTGATGACCGCCGACCCTGGATACGTTGACAGGTTAAAACAGACAGGTTCGCCAGAGTTAGTAAGGGCATGGCTGGAGGGTGATTGGGATGTAGTCGAAGGCGCGTTTTTTGAGTGTTGGAGAGCAGAAAAGCACGTTATCGAACCGTTCTCTATTCCCGACTACTGGTTGAAGTTTCGTGCGTTTGATTGGGGATCGTCGGCTCCTTTCAGCGTAGGATGGTGGGCGGTGTCAGATGGGTTGGAAGTGGATGATAGAGTGTATCCGAAAGGGGCTCTTATACGCTATCGGGAGTGGTATGGGGCAAGCGCACCTAATGTGGGCCTGAAGCTGACGAACGAAAGAATCGCGCAGGGGATCATTGATCGCGAAGACGAGACGATAACCTACAGCGTAGCGGACCCCTCTATATTTATAGTGCAAGGTGGACCATCAATAGCAGAGCAGATGGCAAAGGCCGGGATATTATGGCGCAAGGCAGATAACCGGCGAGTAGGACCGCGAGGTGCTATGTCAGGCTGGGCAGAGATGCGCTCAAGAATGATAGGCGATGATAACCCGATGATTTACTGTTTCAAAACTTGCGTGGATTCTATAAGAACTATTCCAAGTTTGCCACATGATGTTCGTAGATCAGAGGATATCGATTCAAGCAGCGAAGACCATGCCGCTGATGAATGGAGATATGCGTGTATGTCACGGCCCTGGGCAAAGAAGAAAAAACCAACCCCGGCAGACATAACAAAAGAACACACGTTCGATGAGATGTTGAAATATACAGAAAAAGTCAGAGGCACACATTGATAAACGAACACGATGATATCGTCCAACGCTGGCGTCACGAACTGACGCTTGCGGAAAGGCGTGAGCAGAAGTGGCGCAAAAAGGCTGAAAAGATTGAAAAGCGTTACCGCAATGAGGGTACGGTAAAGCACAAGACTTTCAATATCCTGTGGGCAAATACTGAGACTTTGCGTCCAGCTTTATACTCGAACACGGCGCGTCCCGATGTACGCAGACGTTTCGGGGCCGGGGACACTGCCGCCAGGGGCGGGTCCATGATTATAGAACGGGCTATCGAAGCGATGATTGATAGCTCTGAATTTGACGTATCAATTGAAAGAACTGTTCAGGATATGCTTCTGACAGGTCGGGGTATTACGAGAGTTCATTATAAACCCAAGTATGAAATGATGTCGGTTCGTGGGGAACTGACGGAGGCAAATTCCGATACCGAACCCTTCACGAGATTCATGGATGAAAACGGGGACGAGAAAGAGCCTCAGTTTGATGACAATGGGGCGTTCTTTTCTGTCGAAGAAGAAACTTTAGTTGATGAAACGGTAGAGGTCGAGTTTGTGCCGTGGGATCAGATAAGGTTTGGCCCTGCAAGGCAATGGTCTGAGGTTAACTGGATTGCGTTTGAATCTATCCAGACCCGTGAAGACCTGATTGAGAATTTCGGGGATAAAGGGAAAACTGCCCCACTAATGATTCTCCCAGACGGCTACGATCCAGATTTGCCAGATGATATAGTAAAACGATGTAGGGTCTGGGAGATTTGGGATAAAAGAAAGCGCGAAGTTATCTTTATCGGGGAAGGTTCAAAAGAGCCTTTGGATGTTCGTGATGACCCGCTGAATTTAAAGAATTTCTTCCCGATACCCAGGCCGTTATATTCGATAGAGACAGATCGGACTATGCTTCCTGTCCCAGAGTTTGATTTATACCGG